GCGTTAGTAAATCCTTCTCAGCAAGGAGATTTTGCCACTGGAGGTTTTGGTAGTATTGAAAAAGTTAGACTTTCTCTTGATGGCGTTAAAAAATTAACTGGTTTAAAAGAAAATATAATTTTTAAATCATTAATTGGTCGAGCATTACTAGAAACCGACAGTTTGCTAACAGAATCAGATTTAGATCAACTAAACAAATTTTGGCCTAATTTAGTTAAATGGGCAAGTGTTCCGGCCAATGCTAACTTTCCCGAAGCACAAGAAATTGAAAGACTTCGAGAGCCAATAACAAAGTGGCAAGCTAGTCAACAGCAATCTACCATCGACGGAAATTCTGCCGCTGTTCGTGATCGAGCTAACGCTTCTACGCAACCAGAAGAAGAACATCAACAAGGTGCTATTGTCAACGCACCTGTGACAGGATCTGCCGCTCTTAATCCGGCTAACGGTGGCGCCGACACTACTATTGCAAGTGGGCCAGAGACTGCCGCAGGCGGTGCTGGTGTAGTTTCTGCTCCGGAAAAGAAAACTATTCCTGATGCACAAGCAGTTACGGCTGCTGGTAATCATGTGCCAACTGGCACCAATGCTCAAAGCTATGCCGCTGTTAATCATACCGATGGCGCAATGTATCACGCCGATACTATTGGGCCAGGTAGTAAAGATAGTGGTACCGACCATCGTGTAGCAGAACTACAGAAACGATTAGGTATCAATCCTGCAACTGGTGTTTATGGTACTGCCGAAAAGAAAGCAGTTGAAGCATTACAACAAAAATATGGCATTAATGTAGACGGCAAATACGGCCCGGATACCAAAGCGGCTTTTGAAAAAGAAAAACAAACATACATTGCACCAAGTCCTAACGGTAATAAAAAAGGTGCTGGCGACCAACCAGTAACTTCAGGAGGAAATTCATCATTTCCTACAAATTCTGCCGATTCAGTCAAACCCCGCCCAACTGATCCATTACAAGCCCAAGCCTGGGATGCAAAATACGCAAACGGTTGGAATCCTGACGGATCAAGCAAACAATCAGGAACTGGTGATCAACCGCAATCTAAAGATCCAGCACGTCCGGGGTTAGATCCAAAAGGCAAGCCTGATGTTTACGATAAACAAAAACAGTTGGCTGAATTAGGTGCAAAAAATAAAGACGGTACTAAATTGAAAACAGACGGCGTCAGGGGTAACGACACTATAAAAGCTGAAAAAGAATTTGGCTATTTGATTATCGATCCTAAGACGACCATTAGTGTAAATGGCACAGTTCGACCAGTGAATCCAGCAGATATTAAAAGTATTCCAACTTGGATTAAGGCAGTAAAAGAAAAGAGAAAAACGATAGAAGAAGTTCCGTTAGCATACATGGATGTTGTCAAAAAACAATTATCGATGAAAGAATCTTATAATACAAACGGACAGCTAATGTATAACGAAGATCAAACTTTGGCACGTATTATACAATTATCAAGATAATCGAGTAAAATACTCACATTTCAAGCAAGATTTCTCTTGCTCTTATAAATAAAAGTGCGTACAATAACATGTATGCACTTTTTGTTTTATCAGGGTGATAGAACAATAATAGGCACAAAAGCAAACAAAGGCTAACAATAGGAGATATATTATGGCATCTTTGGCAGAAATACGAGCAAAACTAAAAGAAGCTGAGCAACGTGGCTCAGGAGAACGAACAGGCGGTGGTGATAACTCAATTTATCCGTTCTGGAATCTCAAAGAAGGTCAAGAAGCAACACTACGCTTCCTACCCGACGGCAATACAGACAATACTTTTTTCTGGGCTGAACGGGCAATGATCAAACTCCCATTCGCAGGGATCAAAGGCGAAAGCGAATCCAAACCAGTTATTGTACAAGTACCATGCGTGGAAATGTATGGCGACACTTGCCCGATTCTTTCGGAAGTACGTGCATGGTTTAAAGATCCAGCATTGGAAGATATGGGTCGTAAATATTGGAAGAAACGCAGTTACATTTTCCAAGGGTTCGTTGTAGAAGACGGTCTCAAAGAAGAAAAGCATCCAGAGAATCCAATTCGTCGATTCATTATCGGCCCACAGATTTTCACAAGTATTCGTGCGGCATTGGTCGATCCAGAATTGGAAGACTTGCCAACTGACTTCGTACATGGTTTGGACTATCGTATGAAGAAAGGCACTAAAGGCGGCTATGCTGACTACTCAACATCGAGTTGGGCACGTCGTGAACGTCCTTTGAGTGACGAAGAAAATGCGGCTATCAAACAACATGGCTTGTTTAACTTGTCTGATTTCTTACCTAAGAAGCCAGGTGAAGTTGAGTTGAAAGTTATGAAAGAAATGTTTGAAGCATCAGTTGATGGCGAACCATATGACATGGAACATTGGGGACAGTATTTCAAACCAGCAGGTATGAGCCAAGAAACTGGCGATCCTGTGAAGTCAACTCCTAAAGCAACTCCAGCACCTGCGGCAAAAGCAAGTGATGGAGATGACACACCTGCACCAGTAGCTAAGGCAATACCTGCCGCATCTACAGACGCAAGCGGCGATTCACGTGCCCAAGATATCTTGGCAATGATTCGCAATCGTCAGAAGTAAAAAATACGGCTTGGGCCTCTGCGACTTAGTCGTACGCCCGAGTCATCTATAGGAGAAAAATAATGGCAACAGTAAAATCAGTAAAGTCATTTGGTGACAAATTGACTAAGGTAAATGAGTCGTTTACAATTAATATGTACGACAATGGCTTCATGGTAGAAGCAGGTGGACGCAACAAGAAAGGCGATTATGTCAATGCCAAAATCTTGTGCAACACACTAGACGAAGTTGTTTCACTAGTACGCGAAGCATGTGAAATGGACAGGGACGTTTAATATGGCGACTAAAGCGTTCGATTTATCAAAGTTTAGAAAAACTTTGACCAAGTCAATCGACGGGCTTGGTGTTGGATTTAACGATCCTACAGATTGGGTCAGCACAGGTAATTTTACGCTTAACTATCTAATCAGCGGTGATTTTAACAAAGGTATTCCTTTGGGCAAGGTAACTGTGTTTGCGGGAGAATCTGGCGCAGGTAAATCATTTATCTGCTCAGGCAACCTAGTACGTAATGCACAAGCACAGGGCATTTATGTTATTTTAATTGATACAGAAAATGCGTTGGATGAAGCATGGCTACATGCACTTGGTGTAGATACTGGCGAAGACAAACTTCTTAAACTTAACATGGCAATGATTGATGATGTGGCTAAAACCATTCATGAATTCATGAAAGAGTACAAAGAAATGGCAGAACGTCCTAAAGTCTTATTTGTCATAGACTCATTGGGTATGTTGCTTACCCCTACTGACATTAACCAGTTCCAAGCTGGTGATATGAAAGGAGACATGGGCCGTAAACCTAAAGCACTTACAAGCCTTGTTCGTAACTGTGTAAACATGTTTGGTAGTTATAACGTAGGTATGGTTTGTACAAATCACACTTACGCAAGTCAAGATATGTTCGATCCAGACGACAAGATTAGTGGTGGACAAGGCTTTGTCTATGCGTCTAGTATCGTTGTTGCTATGAAAAAACTCAAACTCAAAGAGGATGAGGATGGCAATAAGGTATCAGATGTAATGGGTATTCGTGCTAGTTGTAAAATCATGAAGACTCGTTACAGCAAACCTTTTGAAACTGTACAAATTAAAATTCCATATGAAACAGGTATGAATCCTTATTCAGGAATGGTCGATATGTGCGAAAAAGCTGGCTTGTTAAAACAAGAAGGCAATCGACTCAAGTGGATTGATCCAGAGACTGGTGAAGAATTCAAATTCTACCGAAAAGAATGGAAAGATGATAAATTAGATATGATAATGGCAAAATTCCATATCAAACCTGAAATAACAACAACAACCATTCCAGAGGAGACGGACGAAAATGTTGAATGAAACACAAATTGCTGACGTGTGGGTACTGTTTAGTGAGTTTATCGATAAAAAGAATTTAGAAGCAGTAGCTGAACGCTACGTTGACCTATTAGCAGATTTTGGAACACACGATCGTGTTCTAGAAGGTGCAACCGGTGTCGACGGCATTCTAGATTCAGCAATTGAATACTACCTAGACGAAGAATCAGACGAAGACGAAGACGATTATAAAGAACTGGAATAATATACATGTGGTATTCTAAGATTAGCAAAGATATTTCTTTTATACCTGATGCTGTGGCTCATTTCGAAGCAGAACTGAACAATGCCCGGCAAGATGTGAAAATTGTTGGTAATATTGAACGGGCAAGCGCAAGTATGCCCGGTATAGTAGAGGAAAGATTTTCACAATTACAAGAAATCGAAGCTATCTTAGAATATCTTAACATTGAATTAAGAAGGCTCCGCAGTCAACACTTTAGAAAATATCTTGAGAACTATCAACGAGCACTTTCGTCAAAAGATTGTGAAAAATACGTAGATGGTGAATCGGATGTTGTTGACTTTGAAAAAATTATCAACGAGTTCGCTCTGCTTAGAAACAAATGGCTTGGCATCACCAAGGCATTGGACATCAAGCAATGGCAGTTATCAAACGTGATTAAACTTCGTACCGCTGGTATGGAAGACGCTACACTTTAATCAGATCAATCTTCCCAAAAGGTGCTTAGGCACCTTTAAATATTTATAGAGGTTGACTTTCATGACCTGCTACTGTATACTAATACTATGACGACTATTGATAAACTTCTAACTACGATTAATGATTACGGATTTGATAAATTTTCGGATCAGGTTAATCGAAAAGATTTAAAGGTACTAAAAAGTCTTAGTGCCAGTGTATGTTTGCCAGGTTTTATCACAGAAAATCAAGGTAAGCTATTGTACAAAATTTTATGCGAACATAAAACACATTTTCGACCAGCAGAAAACAATATATTAGAAATTTTAGAATCTAATATTTGGTCAAAATCTTTTAGAGTCGTTGAAAATATTAGAAAAATGTTTTTAACAAAAAACATAGAAGAAGAACTGGTGATAGCTGTAGAATTTACCCATAATACTCGCATACGTGACCTGCTACACAAACTATCCACTGGAGAAGTTGGTCAAATTGCAAAAATATCTAGTAACCGCTGGCACTATGCCTTGACCGAAAAGCATATAGTGTGTCTGATCGAAGCACTAAAACCTTACCGGTTTGAGATAGACCAAAAAATCACGAATTTTTACGAAATTATCAAAAAATACGAAATTTCCGAGATCAAGGCAAACTACACATTTGAAGAAAAATTGCCTGAAAACATGAAAAATCGGTTAGAAGAAGAATGTGGCACTATGTCACTTATGACGGAATCTATTGTCCAAGACCGAAGTATACGCTACCAGTATTTTGTGAAAAATTCACCGAAAAAATACGGAAATTTGTCAGATTTGATTACTCATAGATCTAGCACAAAACTTTGGATTAATAGTAATTTGCATAATTTGGCAGAATTGGTAGCAGTATTAAAAACATTAGATCGATTGCCAATACTAGTGGTATTTGATTCTAACAACAGTAATGACTATGTGAAAAATCTCCAGAATTTTTCGGAATCTATGGAAAAAAATGGGATAACTGATAACGTTGGAATTTATTTTAGACTTGAAAATACCGACAGTGGTAAAGAGTTTAATAACTTTATTAAAGACAAAAATTACAATAGTCCACTGGATTCTAGCACACAAGTGGCATGTGTGCAAACTGGAAAATTACCGAAATTTTTCCTAAAAGATTGCGATTGGGCACCGAAAAGTGTTATAGTGTTAGGTACTAGTTTGCGTCATAGTAAGACAGCAGTCTACAGTAATAGATGCGATTTAATCATCAGTCACGCAGAAAAAGAAAGTATAATAGAGGCAAAAGCTAACACATGGCGATCGTAAAATTAGTCATAAAAGATGAGGTCAATATCAAGATAGAAGGTCTTGAATTAGATGCGCGGAAGAAATTAGCAAACGCATTTAAATTTTTTGCACCTTACGCTCGATACCATCCTGCATACAAATTAGGTCGCTGGGATGGTACTGTAAGTCTATTTGGACTCGGTGGTAACGGCTATTTGAACCAATTAGAAAAAGTCATGCAAATACTAACTGGCATGGGAATTTCGCTGGAAGAAGTAGAAGATTTACGAAGCCCGATTAAATTAAAATTCCCAGAAGTCACTGAAGATTTCTGGGGAGAACGTTGTTGGCCCGAAGGTCATCAACAGGCAGGACAACCAATTAAGTTGCGTGATTATCAATTAGATGTAATTAACAATTTTCTTAAAAATCCCCAGGCATTGCAGGAAGTTGCAACTGGCGCGGGTAAGACAATTATCACTGCAACCTTGAGCAGACTATGCGAAACATTTGGTCGTACAATTACAATCGTACCTAATAAAAGTCTAGTGGAACAAACAGAAGAGGATTTTATTAATTGTGGTTTAGATGTAGGAGTGTATTATGGCGACAGGAAGGACCTTAATAAAACGCATACAATTTGCACGTGGCAGAGCCTTAATATACTGGATAAGAAATCAAAAAATCAGGAACATGATATTGTAACACTTGCAGAATTCCTTGACGGCGTCAAGACCGTAATTGTTGACGAAGTACACATGGCCAAAGCCGAGGTACTAAAGAATTTACTCACACAGAACTTATGCAATGCACCAATACGCTGGGGACTAACGGGAACCGTACCCAAGGAAGCACACGAATTTGAAGCTATCTTTGCAAGCCTTGGCCCAGTAATACACAGCATACAAGCACACGAGTTACAAACTAAAGGTGTGCTAAGTGATTGCCATGTTAAAGTAGTCCAATTAATGGATTTAAAAGAATTCGGCAGTTATCCAGAAGAATTAAAATATCTTGTCACTGACGAAGACAGGATGATTTATATCAGTAATTTAATAAAACAAATCGCACTAACAGGCAACACATTAGTTCTAGTTAATAGAATTGATTCAGGCAAATTTTTAATAAACGAAATACCAGAGGCTGTGTTTATCTCGGGCGAGGTTAAAACTAAAGACCGGAAAGAAGAATATGATGAAATTAAAACAAGTGATAACAAGATTATTGTGGCGACTTTTGGTGTGGCCGCTGTTGGTATTAATATCCCTAGGATTTTTAATATGGTTCTTCTTGAGCCCGGAAAGAGCTTTGTCCGAGTTATACAGAGTATTGGGCGAGGCATTAGAAAAGCAGAAGATAAAGACTTTGTCCAAATCTGGGACATTACCTCCACATGTAAGTATGCCAAGCGGCATCTTACAGAAAGAAAGAAATTTTACAAGGAAGCCAAATATCCGTTTGCGTTAGAAAAAACGGACTGGTCTAAATAAGGAATTATGCAAATATTAACGTTAGAAAATAAAACATTTTTACTGGATAATCTCCCAGACGAAGTAGATGAAGATTGCAGATTTGCTGTGTTAGATAACAGTGATCCAAAAGAGCCTGATTTCTTTTTTATGCCATTGATATTTTTAGAGTCATTTAATGCACCAGCAATGGTTCTTAATATAGGCGGCCAACAAGTTACTATGCCAATAGATTGGCACATAGCGGTAGGGGATAGTTCAAGTGGTTGTGATATTGAAATATTGCCGTTAACTAGTTTAAATGATAGGGGATTCGAAGCATTAGTGTTTAATCCACTAAGCAGTTTCAGAGTAGAATTTAAGAAAATTGAAATTGTAAATTTTTATAATGATGTTAAATGGTATTTTCCAAAGATGAAAAATAATCAATTGTTAGCAACTCCGTTATCCAACGGAGTCAAACCAGATTGTGCTTATTTTGTCAAGGAAATTAGTAGACAAAGTGAAATAATTGAGTTGAGTAAAATATTATGACATTAAAAGTAGCCTATTTTCAACCTATTATACTAGCCATTGATAATGTTCCAGCAGTTGAATTTAGTAAAATTTATAGTCTTGCAGAAAATTTGCATCAGCATCCTGAACTAAATGACAGCAACGATCCGTTGATTAGTATTCGCGGTGGACAGCAAATACAAGTATATCCTAATCAATTAGCATTAGATGTTCAATGGTTAATCAATTGGTTAGAAAGTATTTGTCAAGGTTATATGGAAATTATTTCTGGACAAAGTGGCACTGAAGATTTAAAATTATGTAAACCTAAAGTTACCAGCATTTGGACTATTAGGCAATATGAGGGAGATTATCAAGAAATGCACAGTCATCCCCGGGGACATATTAGCGGAAATATTTATATCAGCGCACCCGAGTTAGCAGTTGGTAGTAAACCTAGCGACGGGCAAGTTTTATTTAGAATGCCCCAAAGTAAAGATGTGAGTAAATTTATCATGAATGATATTTGGAAATATAGCCCAGCAGAAGGCACAGTTATTGTATTCCCTAGTCATCTTCCGCATACGGTTTATCCATGGAAAGGTGCCGGACATCGCACAGTAATGGCATTCGATGCTGTAATTATACCTAAGGATGGATAATGGGAAATCTTAAACCGGGCATAACCCTTATACACGAACGAGTAGATAATGTAGTATATACTAGAGAATTTGGAGCAGATCCTATGACTAGAAAAGTAACAGGCTGGGATTATAATAAGGACGATCCAAAATTTGATCCTCGCACTGACGATGGCAGACCGTTACACGATCACATAACGGACAGTAAACTTTGGGGCGAAATTCGCCGAGAGGCAAAGACCAATATTACTTTACAAAAGGCATTAGATCGTGCTATAATGATATATCGTTTAAGTAAAGACAAACCAGAATGAGTGAAAAAGTTGAATTAAAAGAAAAGATTTTAGCGGTCGATCAAAATGTTCGAGAGCTGTGGGATGCCATGGATACTGAACAACAGAAGAGTCTAAAAAGTGAATTTTTTATTTTAAATAGATATATTAGCAGTGCCAAAGGTGCTACAAGACAGCAACAAGAACACTTTGTATTAACTGTTAATGAGTACTTTAATAAGAATTGGAACCTGTTACAAAAGCATCCTAAGCTCTTATGGCAACTACTGTGTATGTGTAGTTATGATGGTAAAACTAAATTTTATCATGAATGGATGGGTTTTAAAAAGAAAACAGGCAACAGTAAAAAATCAAAGTTTTTAATGGAGCTGTATCCTAGTAGGAAACTAGACGAATGCGATTTACTTGCCAACTTGATGTCAGAAAAAGAAATCATTGAACTAGCACTTGAATACGGTATGGATGAATCGACTGTTAAGAAACAATTAAGATGATCGTAGATGTAGCTACATATACCTGTCAGTATTGCGGCAATAAGTTTCAAAAAGAAAAAACACTTGCCGTGCATTTGTGTGAACAAAAACGTAGGGCATTGGCTAAAACAGAAAAACATGTAGTACTTGGCTATGATACCTATAACAGATTTTATCGCAGAACTCAGAATTCTAAACAAGACAAAACTTATGACGACTTTGCAAAAAGTCCTTACTATAATGCTTTTGTTAAGTTTGGCAGTTTTGTTAGTAATGTTAATCCCTTATACCCAGACAGATTTATTGACTATGTTGTTACTTCGGGGGTTAAACTAGACCACTGGTGTAGAGATGAATTATATGAAAAATACGTGTTGGATTTAATTAAATCAGAACAAGTAGAAACTGCACTGCAACGTAGTATTGGACATATGATGACTTGGGCAGATGAACACAATGCGCAATGGAGCCATTATTTTAATTATGTCAGTCTAAGTCGTGCTAGTTTTGACATACGAGACGGCAAGATAAGTCCGTGGGTTTTGCTAAACTGTACGAGCGGAAAAACAATGCTAAGTAAATTTAGCGATGAACAACTAGCCAGTATAGGAACTGTTATTGATCCTCAGTTTTGGATACGTAAATTTAAACAACATCCTGCTGATATAGTATTTGTTCGGCAAGTTATTAAGGAATCGGGTTTATGAAAACTAGAGTATTACAAGACGGCAGGATTGTTGAAGAATTAGATGTTGCTAGACAACTATGGATTAAAACTCGATGCCCTGATAAATGGTTATTAATAGATATGGAAACTGGTGAACAATACAAAGGCCGCTCAACAGAGGGTACCCAGCAATGGGAAAAGATTAATGCTATCGAATGGAAAAGAGTGGAATTCTAATGCCAGATATTGATATAGACTTTTTAGATCGCACAGATGCTTTAAATATTTTAAAGCATATACCTGCGGCTATTGAAGATAATGGAACTTTTAAAAAGCACAATACTGGCGTATATTGTACGTCTATTCCATATAATCCAATTACAGGCATGAGCACTGTGGATTATAAAGCGGCAGAAGAACGTGGTTATTTTAAGATTGATTTTTTAAATGTAGGAATTTATAAAGGCGTAAGAAGCGAAGAGCACCTTAAACAACTTATGGAGACTGAACCATTATGGGATCTACTGGAGCAAGACGACTTTACCCAATTGCTATTCCATGTGAATGGGCATGGGTCTATTCTGAGACAAAGCAAGCCAAGATCTATAGAGCAGTTGGCCGCGGTACTGGCAATGATTCGACCCGCGAAACGTTATCTGATTGGAAAAGATTGGACCACAGTGATGACGGAAGTTTGGACTAAACCAACCAACGATGAATATTTCTTTAAGAAAGCACATGCAGTAGCTTATGCTATGGCAGTGGTAGTACAGATGAATTTAATATGCGAAGGTATTAGTTACGAGTATGCTTAACGTACTCTACGTACTAATTGTACACTTTTACGTTTTACACGTTTCATTGTTAAGTTCATTAGATTTACAACTGGACCTAGTATGATTCGTACATCTTTACTGTTGAATGTTTTCACAGCATATTGAAAGGGTGATATTTGTACCCTACAAAAGATGTTGATAGGAAATTGTCGGTTACTTTCCCACCACCAAGTTTCTCCTATCTGTAGGAAATTAGCTTTTTCTTCGGGTGTTTTAATAGCGTTTAAGTCATAGAAACTAGTAACATATTGATCTTGATTGATCACTATGCCAACGTATTCTTGTTCCCCGTAGTTAATTACACTGATAAAAGGTAGGTTTTGTGTTATGTCGTCTCTTAATTTTGCCATAAATACTTGTAAGGGGTCTTTGTCCAAATGCGTAAAATTTCAAGTTATTTATACTCTAATAGAATTGAACTATTAGCCGATTTGGCAGGATTTTCAGTGGAGAACCGAACCGTGTATCAAAGAACAGTTAGAATTTATAAGGGCGTTGATAACGTTCTAGAGTTTGACATTAAAAATGCCGACCAAAAAAGATTAGAGTTAAGCACTAGTCCTAGTATCACTGCTATCAGATTAAATGTCATGGATTACGAAGGTAATAAATTACCTAACAGTCCTTACACTGTAAGCCCTAGTGCTATCAAAGGAATCGCTACAGTTACGATACCGTCAACAGATTTATCTAATATTGACCATCAATTTTTAAAATATAGCGTAACTGCTACAAAAAGCGGTGTAGCTAATCCTATCGTATTATATGCCGATACACAATTTGGTGCGCTGGGAACCATAGAAGTTGTGGGTAGTGCAACGCCTACAGCACGAAGTGTACAAGTATTAGATTCTTTTACTGCTGATTTATCATATAGCAGTCTTATTAATGAATACTTGCACAGTAGCCCTGCACTAATCAAATATTATGAAGCTATTCCTACTACTAGTGCCAAATTAGATTTTGTGTTGAATAGTTTAACCGGTACTGTAATTATAGAAGCAACTGCCGATGCTACCATCAGTAGTGAAAGTTTTCCGGCTAATGGCAACCCAACTTACAATCCAGACGGTACACTTGCCGCAGTCCGAAGAGGTACTGTAATTGATACATTTACTGTTAGTTCAAGTACAACTTCATTATCAAAAACTTACACAGGATTGAGTGGATACACTTATATTCGAGTAAGTTTCTTAAGATCTAGTACCGCAGTAAACGGTACATGGATGCCTGGAACTGGTAATATTAAATCGGTTACTATAACGGCTCCTGCACCATAATACTTGCTTTTTATTAATTAAAGTGTTATACTACTCTATATGAGTATAATCACGGATACATTAACAAACTTTTTACCTGCAAAACGGAAAGTAACTCCTAGCGGTTGGATAAGTTTCAATGCTGTATGCTGTACAGATGATAGAGGCCGTGGCGGATTTATTGTCAATCAAGGCGATGCAGTAAGTTATCACTGTTTTAATTGTGGATTCAAATGTAGTTGGCAACCTGGCAGACATATCAGCCAAAAAATGAATAAATTCATGCGGGACTTAAACATTCCTGATGACATTATTAGCCAACTAAGATTAGAAGCACTTAAATTTGAAGACAGCGGCAATGTTGAAATACGCAATATCATTCCTAAATTTGATGAACGTGCATTGCCTATGGATAGTGTTCCTATTGCAGACCTGTTGAACGATCCTCCGGAAAAACTAATACCAGTGCTAGAGTACATGGTTAATAGAAAAGTTTTCCCAGAAGATTTTCCTTTCTACTGGACTCCAAAAGTAGGATTTAGCAATAGACTTATTGTTCCGTTTTTATTTGAAAATAAGATTGTTGGGTATACTGCCCGTACAATTAACGCTGAAGCAAATCCAAAATACCTAAGTGAGCAACAGCCCGGATATGTGTTCAATCTAGACAATCAACGGAATAATCGTGAACTCGTAATAGTAGCAGAAGGTCCGTTTGATGCGATAAGTATTGACGGATGCGCTTTACTAGGCGCTGAAATTAAAGACAGTCAAAATTGGTTGCTTAAACAACTAAACAAAGAGATTGTCTTGGTACCAGACAAGGATAAAGCAGGCAAACAAACATTGGATCAGGCAGTAGAACTAGGATGGTCCATCAGCATGCCTGATTGGCCGGAAGGTGTTAAGGATATCAACGATGCTATAATCAAACTAGGAAAGTTAGCGACACTATACCTAATTATACAAGCTAAAGAATCAAACAGTCTTAAAATACAATTAAAAGCAAAGAAATGGTTTAAGGAGATGGAATGAAATTTATAAATTTTTTATTGTATCCTTATTTTGCGATAAGAGATCACTTGCGTTTTAAAAAGCGTTTAAAAGAATTGAGAGAACGGGATCCGTTCATTTACAAATGATCAGTTGGGGAATAAGCGCCAATAGTCACGATGCGGCAATAGCTGTATTTGTCGACGAAAAATTAGTATTTGCTAGTCATAGCGAGCGTTACAGCGGCGTTAAAAACGACCGTGACTTGTGCCAAGAATTGGTTGCAGATGCTAAAAAGTTTGGCTATCCAGAAAAAGTATACTGGTATGAAAAACCATTTAAGAAAACATTAAGACAGTTTTTTGCCGGGCAAGGCTGGAAAGGTCGAGACAACGATATCGAAATCTATATGGCTCGATATGAAATTTTTGCGCCTATTGAATATGTAGATCATCATCATAGTCATGCCGCAGGCGGATACTATACCAGCGGATTTGACAATGCGTGTGTAGTAGTTGTAGATGCAATTGGAGAATTTGAAACATTCACTATTTGGGAAGGAAAAGGCACTAAACTTAAAAAACGATTTAGTAAAAGTTATCCATACAGCATGGGATTATTTTATAGTGCCATGACACAACGAGTGGGGTTGAAACCCAATGAAGACGAATATATTTTAATGGGCATGGCCGCATATGGCGATGCCAATAAACATATAGATCGTATGTATAAAGATTTCTTTAAAGGGCGGTATGACAGTTTTAAAATGAAAAGAAATCTTCATAGGGGTTGTATGGACTGGGCCCCCGAGTTAATAATTAAAGATAGTTTTGACATTGCGGCCGCAGTTCAGTGTATATATGAAGATTGGCTTGATGATATATTGGTCAAGGCAAGAATGTTAGTGAACAGTGATAACTTAATATTGATGGGCGGTTGTGCCTTAAACTGTAGTGCTAATAGACTAACTGGAGACTACTACAATAAAACATGGATCATGCCTAATCCAGGAGATGCTGGCAGTTCTATAGGTGCGGTATTGGCCAAGAATCCCGAATGGCGCATGACTCAGAACGAATTTACTCCATTCTTGGGATATGACATGAGCCATCGTACTAGCAACACAGAAATTGTAGAATATATTACACAAAATAAAATATGTGGAGTTGCAAGAGGCCGCGCAGAATTTGGGCCAAGAGCATTAGGCAACAGAAGTCTGCTGGCGGATCCACGCGGCACTGATATAAAGGATCAAGTAAATGCAATCAAACAACGACAAGAATTTAGACCTTTTGCTCCAGCAATACTCGAAGAGCATGTTGACATGTATTTTGATATGCCTCGCGGTTGGAATACTAGTAGGTTTATGCAAGTGGTCGCTCGTTGTAGGCATCCTCAGCTTTATCCTGCTATCGTTCATTGTGATGGAACTTCACGTGTACAAACTGTACCAAACGATGGAAGCCCGTTTAGACAACTATTAGAATTATGGTACAAAGAAACTGGTTGCCCAATGTTACTTAACACCAGTCTGAATATCAAAGGCAAGCCCATGGTTAACAACCATGCAGATTCCAAAAACTTTGAACGCCATTATGGTGTTAAAGTGTTTAACTAGAGTGTATAATAAAGTATGAGTGAAAAACAAGAAAAGGCAAGGCAGAACGTTGATTATGGATATGATATTCAGCGTGTATATTTAGAGATGATGTTGGCAGATGCAGGCACTTTTGTGCGTTGCCAATCTATTTTTGACAGCAAACTATTTGATAGACGACTGCAAGATGCGGCAGAATTCCTTACAAGATATGTGAGTGACAACAATGTATTACCTACGCCTGACATCATTAATGCGGCGACTGGTAGCACATTAAAGGCCGCCCAAGATCTACGTGAAGAACATTTCGAATGGCTGATGAATGACTTTGAAACGTTTACTAGACACAAAGGTCTCGAACGTGCTATTTTAGAAAGCGCAGATTTACTTGAAAAAGGTGAGTACGGCCCAGTAGAAGAAAAAATCAAACAAGCAGTACAAATTGGTTTGCAACGAGATATGGGCACAGATTATTTTAAAGATCCTCGTTCACGTTTGATGGCAATTAAAGATAAAAATGGGCAAATTTCCACAGGCTGGAAAAGCATTGATGACAAACTGTTTGGAGGATTCAATCGTGGTGAGCTTAATATTTGGGCTGGCGGCTCTGGTGCTGGTAAATCGCTATTCTTGGCTAATCTCGGAGTAAACTATGCATTATCCGGACTTAATGTAATCTACTTGACGCTTGAGTTGAGCGAAGAACTTGTTAGTATGCGTGTAGATGCGATGGTGACTGGAATTCCGACCAGGGAGATTTTTAAACAGATCGACGATGTTGAAATGAAGGTTAAAATGATTGGTAAGAAGTCCGGACAGTTCCAAGTCAAGTACATGCCATCAGGTAAGACTGCCAATGACATTCGTGCATATTTGAAAGAGTATGAAATTAAGATGGGCCGTAAAGTTGACGTATTGCTAGTTGACTATATGGACTTGTTGATGCCTTTGAGCAAGCGTATCAGTGCTGAAAACTTGTTTGTCAAGGACAAGTATGTGAGTGAAGAGTTGCGAAATCTTGCAGTAGAAAAGAACTGTGTATTTGTTACAGCGGCACAGCTAAATCGCGGAGCAGTTGAAGAAGTAGAGTTTGATCATAGCCATATCTCGGGCGGATTGAGTAAGATACAGACAGCGGATAATGTGTTTGGTATCTTTACAAGTCGTGCTATGCGTGAGCGTGGTCGCTATCAAATCCAGTTGATGAAAACTCGTAGTTCAAGCGGCGTTGGTATGAAAATTGACTTGGATTTTAATGTAGACACGCTACGCATTAGTGATCTAAGCGAAGACGAATATAATAATCCAAGTCAAAGTGCAGGTAGTACGCTTTTGAACAGTATCAAGCAAAAATCTATAGTTACGGCGGCCGGCGAATCTTATACAGATCCTACATCGGGCGCTCCTGCACCCAAAGTAACAGCTCATGTAGAAAGCAGTAAATTGCGTGAATTATTGAATAAAATTCCGGGCGATTCCGACGATTTCTAACTAAATACATGCAAGAGTATTTTATATAAATACATAAAGAGAGATTACAAATGAAATCAACAAACGACGTTCTACGCAAATATTTAGATATCTTAAATGAAGCAGAAATTCCTGCTACTCCTGCGCCAACAGATCCTGCACAATTAGATGCTCCAGCCACTGATAGTAGTGGTAAAATGGATCCAATAGAATCAGCGGCTGGCAAAGTTATTAATGCTGTTAAGGATTTTCAAAAAATAATTAGCTCAGTATCTGGCAAATTTCCAGCGAATGCGCCAGAGCGAAGAATACAAACAAACGGCATGATCGATCCGCCAACCTTGGCTGCAATATACTCACACGGTGGCCGTGGGCTTTCTGGATCTGCTGAATTACAAAAAAGTTTAACAACTCCGTCGGATGCAGATTCCACTACAATGAACGAGGATGACATGGCCGGTACTATTGCGCCGACTGAAACTCCTACACCAGTTCCAATGACAGAAACTATTCAAGATACGATACGCCGCAAAGCCGCATTGCACGAAGGTTATGCTTGTGGTTTAATGGCTGAATCGCATCATAATTGCACACACCCAGAAGGCTCGCATGAACACTTACACTATATGCATGGTTACAGCAAAGGGCTTGCCGAATGCACCGGTGTATGGAGTCCAAAAGGTACTTACTAAAATAAAAACCCGCATTAAGCGGGTTTTTTATTGATATGTTAGTCTGATTGCGACGGTATCTACAATAGCCACATCATTACCCGGATACTGAGGATGCGGGCCCAGTTGAAAATAAATGCTAAAATTACTACTAGTAAAATTGCCAGCGATTCCCCAAATTTCGGTAGTAGAACCGTAAGTTAACAAATTTGGTAAACCACCGCTTCCTAATGCCAAGTTATCGTAAGTCGTACCTGATATTACCGGTTGCAATACATAATCTGTAATTCTGCCTAATCTACGTACTTGTACCATAATTTCCATACCTACCAACGTAGTAAATGTTGGGATAGTGAATCCCGAAAGCACTAGGGTATCGGACATTATTGTAACTGCGGCTGTGTCGTGTATACTGATTCTTCGCAGATGTTTTTTAGTTGCTATTGGAAACCTGAGATTTAAAATATCGTTATCAGTATCAAACCATGTGGTATTAACACCATTTGGGTCGATGTTATAATTAATAGTTGACGGGTATAGCCAGTTTGTGGTTTGGGTGCTCATACGTTATTTATAGGTAAATACATAGTAAAGGGACGAATTTGTAGCCCCGCGGATAAGGATTAAAAATGCCAGTACAGATTAAATTACGAAGAGATACGGCAGCTAATTGGCTTTCGGTAAACCCTATTTTGGCCGCAGGCGAGCCAGGTTTAGAAACTGATACACGTAAAATTAAATATGGCGATGGAACTAAAACTTGGAGTGCATTAGGGTACGCAATTACCCAAGCTGATGCTGGGTCTCTAACTGGAACGACCCTTCCTAGTAACATAACAGCCAGTAGTTTAACCAGTGTTGGAGTTCTTACCGATTTAACAGTTACAAACTATATTAACGGCAGTATTACAGGTTCATCACGTCAAGTTGATAATGGATTTTATACAAATAGTTCTTTCTTTCTTGGCAGTACAACTATTGCTGTAAATAGGATTAGCGGCGCACAAAATTTAACTGGAATTGCGATTGACGGTAATTCAGGCAGTGCTACTAAACTAGCTACACCGAGAAACATAAACGGCGTGGCATTTGATGGAACTGCCGCTATCACTGTGCCGGCGGCTGCTGGAACATTGACCGGAGATACATTGGCTAGCAATGTATTAACTTCAAGTTTAACCAGTGTTGGTACATTAATAGCAGTTGCAACCAGTGGAATTATTTCAACTACTAACATAACAAACACAAACAATAACAATGCAAGCTCGGGATCTATTACAACTGCTGGCGGCGTGGCGATCACGAAAGATTTATACGTTGGTCAAAATGCTTATATTATAGGCAATTTAACAGTTACTGGAAATATAACAGACACGGCTGGAAATGTTATTGTACAAGCGGGTAACTTAACAGTTTCAGGCAAAGCAACTGTTGGCGGAGTAAATACTAGATCGTTTTCAATAGCCATGGCAGCGGCCTTGTCCTAACGATAAATAGAAGATAATGGAGAATTAAATGGCAAAGAGTCAAATTAGACAATACGTTTTTACACCAAGTACAAACACAAGCGCACCTTTCAACGGTACGATTAAAATACCGGGCAAATACGATTTAAGCCAGCTATTGTTAATTACTAACAGTACTAAAAACGCAATCATTTATAATTTTGCAGATTCTACGTATTCCGGTACAACTATCAGTTTTAGCCGCACCAATGATGCTGTAAATTTTCCAACAGCACTAGACAATAGCGACGGTGTAACAACTATCACATTAACTAGTGTCGATACACAGTTTGCAACTACTGGCATGTTGGCTAGCGACCAGTTACAAATATTATATGAAAAGCCATATATGGATGTTCGTATGCCAGAAATTGGTACAGATGCGTTTGAACGTACTCGTGTATCTAATCCCCAGTCAATGCTTGACGCTGACTTTGAGTACGGGCTACAGCCTACTAAGTGGTTAACTTATGACCTAATGCGCGGCTATCCAAGTATATATGAAGTACCGGGCACAGATCAAACCGTACTTAGTGTAGTTACTGATGCTAGTGCAGGTACAGGCGGAGTGGGTGAAAGTTTAATCACTGTTACCATCAGCGGTGTATTCGGTAGTGCATGGGTGGTAGGCGGCCCAATTACTATTAAAGGTTATCTAAATACTGTATCAGGATTCAGCCGCGCTGAAGGAACATTCTTAATCAACAGTATCAGTAGCAGTACATTAACATATTATGCCAAAGCCAAAGTAGGCACAAACAACGGCGACGTGTTGTCTACAATTTACACACAATTACGTCAAGGCGGATTTTACACAGGAGCCCAAATTGGTACTCCAACGTTTACATACGGTAATCCTCCAACACCTGGCTCAAGTTCAAGTGCTACTATTGCCACAGCAACTACAACATTCACTGGTACGATATCAGCTGGTACCACTGCATTAACAACCAGTGGCGGTACACCAACTGCTGGTATGGTACTAAGCGGTGGTAATATTGTTGCAGGTACATATATTGTTTCAGGTAGTGGTACAAGTTGGGTTGTAAGCACAATACAAACTATCACAACAACTTCTACCACGTTAACGGCTACAACTAATACTTTAACTGCTGGCGGTACAAGTAGTGGTCTGGCAGTTGGTCAAGTAATCAGCGGTGCAGGTATTTTAACCGGTACTACTATTATTTCTGTTACAAGTCCATTTACGGGCGCAGGGGGTAATGGCACATACGCTGTGAACAATGCTCAAACAGTAGCAAGTCCTGTTGCTATTACAGGGTCAACAGGCCTTGGTACAATCACCATCACATTTGCAACTAATCATGGATTTGTGCCAGGCGATACAATTATTACACAAATTCTCAGTGATACTCTTGGCAATAACCATGCAGTAGCGCAAGGTCCGTTCTTTGTTGAAACAGTTCCAAGTTTAACCAGTTTAACATATACAGCACGTAGCAGTAACATAATTACCGGCACTATCACTGGATTGGTATATGCTCGTCCAGATGCATTTTATCAACACAGACCGTTTGACGGCGGAGTTATTCTAGGTACAGGCAGTCCAAGTCATGGATCGATGGCTGTGCGTATGAGTAAGAAGTATATTCGTTATCAATCTGGTAAAGCTATAAATTACAATACAGGTGCATTATTTGCCCCCAATTATGATATTCGTTCCGTAGTAGCTTCGGGTACGGTAGCAACTGCTATCACCCAAGCGACTAACGGTACAACTACTCTAAGTTCAACACAAATTACGTTGGCAGTGGGTGGAAATCTAGCCAGCGTATTACAAAACATGATAGTTACTGGTACAGGCATTCCTGTTGGAACTTATGTTGTTAATATCAGCAGTACCACATTAACTTTGAATCAAGCTACTATTGCTGTTATTAACACAGCAACAAACTTGACATTTACTCCAAGTATACTAATTGGAACAGACGACATTGATCACGGTTGTCAAGCAGGTGCTGTTGTCATTATAAACGGTGTGACTACCAGTGGATTTAACGGAACATATACAGTAGGAGCTATTGTTGACGAGCGTATTTTAATTGTACCAGTTATAGGTACACTAGGTGCTACTACTGGTGCTATTGGCACTCCTTGTATATTAAGTATCTATCAGTGGAATGGTTCTACAGTTCGTGCTGGTACATTTGACGAACAAAATGGAACTTTCTGGCAATATGATGGACAAATTATTGCTATTGGGCGTCGTAGTTCAACATTCCAATTGGCAGGTACGGTATCCATTACACCCGATTCAAACTCAGTTGTAGGTGCTAATAGCCGTTATACCAGTCAATTGATTGCGGGAGATCGTGTAGTCATTAAGGGCATGACTCATGTGATTAGCCAAGTGGTTAGCGATACCCAATTATATATAACACCAGATTATCGTGGCGCAACTAGTGGTAGTGGTGTTAAGATGGTTAAAATACAAGATTATATTATTCCACAAAGCAAATGGAATACAGACCGTTGCGACGGTAGTGGCAATGTTTATAATCCAAGCGGATACAACATTGACATAAGCAAAATGCAGATGATTGGCCTACAATGGACTTGGTATGGTGCTGGATTTACAGACTGGATGATGCGTGGCCCAGACGGCAAATATATTACTGTGCACCGCCTACGCGGTAATAACATAAACAAAGAAGCTTACATGCGTTCTGGAAACCAACCGGTTCGCTATGAGATTGTAAACGAATCTGCCCGCACATCGTTAACAAGTGCCGCGCTTGCAGGCGATACTTCATTAACAGTTGTTGATACTAGTTTTTTCCCAACTACTGGTACAGTATATGTTGACAACGAAATTATTGCCTATACTGGTAAAACACTAACAACGCTTACCGGATGCACTCGATCTGCACCGTTAACACAATTTAATGCTGGATTGACCCGTAGCTTTACAGCTGGTGTTGCCGCAGGACATGCTATCAGTACTGGTGTTATTTTAATTGGCCAAACAGCAACTCCAAGTATCAGCCATTGGGGATCAGCGTTTCTTACAGACGGCGGTTTTGATCAAGATCGTGGTTACATCTTTAACTACCAAGCTACCAACGTAGCGATCAACACCAAAAAGACCACAGCGTTTGCTATTCGCCTGGCACCTAGCGTTTCAAACGCTATTATTGGTGACTTGGGTGTACGTGAACTTATTAACCGTGCGCAGTTGTTATTACAGTCTATTGAAATTACAGCAGGCGGTACAACTAACAGTAATTCAGCCTTGGTCATTGAAGCGATTTTAAATCCAAGTAACTATCCCGTCAATGTGGCCAACATCTCATGGAACAGTTTGAGTAGTACAGCATTGCCAACTGGACAACCAAGTTTCAGTCAGATTGCCAACGGTACTAGTATCACATTCCAAGGTTCAGCAAGCAACACAACAAGCAACACACTTGCAGCCTATGTTAACACCAACTATAACAGCGTAACAGTATTGCCCATAGCAAGCATAGTGGGTGTACAAGTAGGTGATGACGTTTATGTTCCGTCAGCTCCGGCAGCTATCTACGGTGCTACTAAAATTACAAGTATTATTTCAAATGCTACATTTACCGCAACATTGCCAACTAGTGTAAGTGCTGGTGTTACGGCCAGTGCAAGTACAGGTACTATCTCGGGTACAACATTTACTCCAAGCGGCACACTTGGTGGCACATTTATAACAGGCATGGTGTTAACTGGAACAAGTGTAGTATCCAACACTTTCATCATTGGCCCTGGTACCACAGCAGGTACTTACTTTGTTAATCAAGGCCAAACAGTTACGGCTACAGCAATTACAGGTACTCCGTATGTATTAACAGTGTCTGCATTGACAACTGGTACAGTTGTTCCAAGTCAGGCCTTGTCAGGAGGTACAGTAACAGCTGGTACTGGTATTATTGCTTATGGTACAGGTACTGGCGGTAACGGTACTTATTACATTAGCCAATCCTACACAGGTAGCCCAACAGGAGCAAGTGTTGCTGTTAACGCAGTAGTGTTTAACAACCCAGTTCCAACTCCATGGTTCAACGGTACAGCAGTTCAGTTCAGCCGTAACACTTATGCGTTGCCCGGCGAAACTGTATTCTCGTTCATTAGCTCACCAAGCAACAAGGACTCATTGGATCTAACACCATTTAAGGAATTGACTAATACACCAATCGGTGGACGTGGTACATTTCCCAACGGTCCAGACGTGTTGTTCATCAACGTTTACCTAACACAAGGTTCACCAGTATTGGCCAACTTGGTTCTACGTTGGGGTGAAGCTCAGGCCTAATCGGAACACACATAATGAAAGCTGTTAATAGCCTAAAACTAACGCCACACGATAGTATAGACCTAGATCGTCTAAGCTATAGTAGTGGCGATTTGGTGTTTGATATCACACTGGGCACAGTGAGATTAATGGACGGTTCGACCCTGGGCGGTGCTAAATTGGCCACACAAGGTTGGGTCGCCAGCAACAGCATATCTCCGGCAAGTTTAACTGTCACTCTGGCCAACTATGTAACTACCACAGCGCAGACCACGACACTTAATTCTTATGTGACTACTAGTGCATTGACTACTGCATTAAATGGTTATGTAACTACCACGACACTTAATTCATATGCAACCA